AGCGTGAGAGCTGACTTCGGTTCATCTGTAACTCTCGGGATAGGGCCGTTGCGAAGTGGCGGGGCAGTCGCTCTCGCTTCTCTATGCACTCGGGGTGCGTGTGCAGGATTACCCCCGTGATAACGAGGTCACGGGCGAGGTACTTGTTCATGCAGTCGGGGAGGGTGGAGTATGCCCTCTTGACCGCTTCCGACAATGTGAGCTTCTCGGTGGTATTCATTCGCTTGTCTGCTGAGTTGTTCTGATGGTCTGCTTGATGAGGTCGAGTGTAGCGCCAGTGGTGAGGGTCTCGGGCGTGACACGGAGAACACGCCAGCCGAGAGCGGTGGCGGTGTTGTACTTCTCCATGTCCCCTAAGAAGCCCTTGGGGCGAGTATGCCGTCCCTGAGTCCACACGCCACCCTCTACCTCGATGGCTATCTTATGAGAGGGGATGGCGTAGTCAAAGCGCCACCTCCTCACGGGGTGAAACCGAAGCTCACGGACGCACTCTTCTTTGATGTAGCTTCGGCAAAGGAAGACGAATAGGTCGTACGGGTCGGGCTTCGGCTCTCTCCGCTTCTTGGAGGTGGTAGCTTTTCGCATAGGCTGTGTAGTTAGTTGTTAGTTACTCTTTGGGGGTGTTGTATCGGGCTTGGAGATATACGATCTCGACATCCCATTGCTGCGCCCTCTTAATCTTCGGCTTATCATCACCCAGGCGTTCTCCGCCTTCGGTCTCATTGGCAGCCTCAAGCTCGCTCTGGTTGTACTCCTTAGATAAGGCATCGATAGCCTTAACTGCTTCATTCCACTTGCGTCTGTATACATAGACGATAATATCGGCCACCCACTTAGAAAGCCCGTTGGAGGTAACGAAGCCTTCCGAGATAAATACAGCCTGTAATATCGTCATTGATAGGCGGGGTGAACTCTTCTCCATCTCCATTGCCATACGGCAGTAGTGCTTTGCTTTCTCGAGGTCCCGCACTCCGTCTTTGAGCTTGTACCTACTCACATACTTGACTACGTTTCCTTGGAAGAAGTCAAGATCAAGCATAGAGATAAGTTTTATTGGCTGAAAAGGCATATCCTTATAGTGACTGCCTCCGATTTGTTCGCTTAATGCGCTGCTGTATTCGTTCGTTTCCATCTGTTAAGTATTTGCGTTTTCGTTAACCTATTGCCCTTCTGTCTTCCACTTGAGTAAGCTCCATACGTTCCCAGCGTACAAGTCCCAGAATAGTGCCTTAGCCTCTTCGAGTGTCTTGGCTTTGAGCTTCACCACCTCGAAGTCTCGCCACGAGTCAAGGATATATCCCCAATAGCCACTCCCCTCGATGTGGTGGATGTAGAAGCACATACCGATGTCCGTGTGCGCTACTATCATATCATCCCTGCCCGTCTTCCGCCAGCAGAGAGGCAACAGCTCACGTTCTATTTCCTCTTGTGTCATAGCTGTGCCTCCTTATTTATCTTGCGTACCGCCTTGGTGAACTCCTCCACCGCATCGCTTAGGTCGGTGAGCTTGTGGTCCAGCTCGTTATACTCCTCTTGTATTTTGTCGATGACTCTGCATGCATTACTCAGACGCGCATCCTCAAGGAGTTTGAGGCGGTCATCTATATCCTCGTACTTGTCCGTGACCGCTTCCAGCCGTTCGTTCAAGATGGCTGCGAAGCACTCCATCGACTTCAGTTCTTCTTGCGTCATAGTTCGTTGTGTTGTAGCGTGATTTATATTATCCTTGCTCGTTCCTTCTCCTTCTCTATGATCTCGTCGACGATGCAGATTGCTTGTCTAAGACCTGAAGCCATGTCGTCAGCGTCGCCCTCATCATAGTCCTCTTGCGACTTATATATTGCATAGGGGGTCATATTTGTGTTCTCGGTGAGCCCTTGCCCTCGGCAGTGACGGAAGCCCTTTATAACACAGCCCCTGTAGTACCAAAGGGAGCATCCTTTAGGGCCTCTCTTTAGTGGGTGTTGCCTCTTCATATTCGTTGTGTTGTTAGAGTGCGCCCCGCACTGATCTCCCCAAGGAGGTGTATAGCAGGGGAGGCTTGACCCAAGCAGGGCGCACTCGTGGTTAGTTGTCTTGCTTCTGTTGCTCCTTTCGTAGCTGGTGGTTCTGCGTGCGGAGGGCTTCGTTCTCGCCCTTCACCCGCTCGAGTTGCTGGTGGAGGTAGTAGTTCGTGTTGCTCATGCTCTCCCGCAGGTCTTCCTTGGACGCTTGGAGTACGTCTACCTTACACTCTAAATGCACACAGCGGAAATAGAAGACCGCGAGCAACGCAACTGAGACAACGTAGAATACTAAGACGGTAGTGGTGAATGCTTCGATCGTCATATTCATCTTGATTAGTTATGCTTGAATAGTCGGTACACAAGCTCCACCTGCCACGCCCTAAGTTCTTTCTTTGCGTCGTCGATGGTCGGCATAAGCCGTGCGATGTCGTTCTCTTGGAAGGATGTACGGCTACCACTTGCGAGGTATTTGCCTCCGTACTCTTGGATGTAGGCATCGAGGGGGAGACCAGTCTGCGCTCGGAAGTTCCCTTCCTCAAAGTCTGCCCATACAAGGTCTCTCAGCTGTGCTTCTATCTGCTCACGGGTGACCTCGTTGTTCTTTCTGTTGTCCCTGCGCTCGTTCCACAGCGTCAAGGTCACAGCGAGCGCCCACACAAATAGCCCACCGCAGGCGATGATGAGCAGGTCGATGATGTTGTCTGTTGTCATATCTTCTTAGTATTTCTTGCCGTGCAGGGCAGGGCGTGTGGCGTTGTACTTGAGCTTGAGGTCGATGTGCGTCATAAGGTCGATGCCGAGGTGGTCGCAGAGATTTTCGAGGGACTTTATGGGAGAGAGGACTGATATAAATTCCTTGTCTTTGATAATGCCATAGACGGAGCCGCTAACGACAACAAACAATGCATCGGTCAGCATGTTTGGAGGGGTGTCGTTGTCGTATGCAGCAGGCACCATATCCAGCTCCTCCTGCGTCAAATCTACCCCCTTTAGCAAGCACCCCAGCAGATCAAGCAGGCGTATAACGGCGTCGGCTATCTCGTCTTGCACGGTATCCTTGACCATCTGCAGGAACGCTTGTACGAACGCTGCACCCTCAAGACCTCGGAGTTCCTCTATCTGCTCGGGCGTGAGATTGGCCCACTTCCCTAAGCGGTCAGCCTCGATCGCCTCGTGAAGCTCACCTAAAGCGAGCATCAGACAATGATAGATGGTGTGCTTTTTATACCAAAAGCCTTTAGCTACCGATCGCTGGTGGCAGTCCTTGGCGTAGCGGTTGAGCGTCTCTGCGTTGTAAAGTCTGTATGTCATAGTCGTTGCTATTTGATTTTATGGGAGTAGTAGGTGACGTTGTTAAGGGCGGAGACGCTGTGAAGCGTTGCACCATCGGGGAGGGGTATGCCATGGCCGACGCGGTCGCTGTATCTCGTTATGAGGTAGACGGCCGTGTCGTCCTCATAGTCGTAGGAGTACACCACCTGCTCGGGATCTACGCGAAGCAGGGCGGCGAAGGCTAAGCGGTCGCGTCGCTCGAGGCGCTGGGCTATAATACGGTGCTCACGCTTGAGCTTCGAGTGAGCGCAGGAGCGTAGGATCACGGAGATAAGGTACTGGCGTAGGTACTGGCGTATCTCCGCCGAGTACACCCGATAGCTCGCGTCGGTGCGTGCGCGGCTATACAGATCCTCGATGCCTTCGACCTCCTCGAGCAGGTCATAGGAAAAGCCCAGCGGGCTGTCCGTCTCGAGGATGTCGGGGTCAATGTCTCGTAGTCTCATAGTTACTTCGCCTTAGTGGTCGGTTGCGGGTTCATAACGGGCTTCGTTCGGAATGGTCGTGGCACACGCTCCAGCTCTACGGGATTAGCCGTGGGAGCTTGGTACTCACCCTTGGTCAGCACCTTCTCTGCGAGCTTGAGGGTGAAGTCGTTGACCTTGCCAAGCATCTCGAGGATCTTGTATTGCTGTTCGCTGACGAACGAGAAGTAGTGTTCTACCTCGCCCTGCATCTTGGAGAGTTCACGTGCCTCTCGCTTGCGGGTAGCATCCATTCGCTCAAGAAGTCGCAGGCGTGAGTGGAGCATCCATAGGAGGTATGCCATCACCACGCAGGACAAGGCGAGGAGGGCGGTAGCTATAAGGGTGGCGTTCATCGTTAGAATGGCAGGTCACTGCTCTCTTGTGGGGGTGTTGGTGTGGCTGGTGTG